GATGCAAACCCTGCCGCATCTAAAAAAATCGGAGTTGTTTCAGAGTATATGCTGCGACAAGATTATATTTCCGATAACAACACACCCGAGAAATATAATGCAGGCGTAGCATTTTACCCGCTAATGAAAGTGGCTGAAGCTACTGTCCGCAATACTCGCCCTTGCGAAGTAACTGAAATAGGCATCCGCAGCAAGGTATTCCAACGTCTTAACGGTCTTTGCAACTTTCAAACAATCCCTAGTCCTGCTCAATTAAATTCACTAGATGAAAAACGTATCAGTATCCAGACCGGCACCAATAACTCATATATCAAACGCGCTTCAGTATTTACCATTTTCTTACGTCCAGCAGGTCTTGATACTGCTGGGAATGAATTTCTATGGCAACCACTTGGCGAGCAGTTTTGCATCATCGGCAACCAACCAACTGAACAATACAATTTCATACGCCTAACACATCCCGATCAACGTCAGTATGAATTTAAGTTTATACCAAAGAATGGCGCTGATATTGGACGCCACTCACCAGATAGTGCCGAGTTTTTGCATTTGCATCCCGGCGGTAAATATGAGGCGGTTTCTTTTACGACTCAATACGGAGTCTTCAAAGTCTCTGCAAACTTTAGCCGAGTAACCAAACTTGATGTCCAACAGAATGAAGAATTTCGCAGCAACCCAACTATCCAAGATCGCATAGTCGCTGAAGGTCTGCCGACCAGCGTTGGCATTGTGACGCTGTTACCTGATGAGGAAGGTGTTGAGACACGAGTTGCCAGCACAGAATTTATTAGCTTTTACACCGACCCAGTGTATGAATACACGGAAGGTCGTAATGGTGCGTTTACTTGGCAACTTACGCAAGCCGCCGGTATCGGATCAGCGCAAAATTATCCAGGCAATGAAAATACCCAGGTAACCTTTGAATATGAATACAACATCACTGGCAATCGTCGATACAAAGTTCGCTATGTTCTAACAAAAACTGCACTTACGGCTAGTTTTTCCGGTCAAACTTTTGTCTGGACTATTACATCTGAAAGTGTTGTTGAAAGTTCAACTAACTGGGATAGTTTAAGCGAGTTCATAATTTCTTTTCCTGTTTCAGGTAGCAATCCATTCCGGGAGCCAGTGCCTACAGTGCCATTTACAACAATCGGGCAACGCCGCCGCGTTGGTAATGTTATCTCAAGCGATAAAGTCCAAGGTCGTGCGCAAGCCTTCTACGAACAAATCCATGGACCTGCACGAAATAGCAATATCGGCTTCAACAAAGCAACCGTACTGAATCTGACTAAAGATGGAAAGATCATTCGCCTTACGCTTACCAGTTATGTGTATGAAGCAGCAAATCACTGGAGCGGTCAAACTCGCCTATGGTCGTCACCCACAATCAGCGTTTCCGATAATCCCGCCCATGTTTCGAATACATGGCAAGTCGGCGACAATTTTGATTTTCTAACTACAGTCAGCAACACCAATCCATTCCGTTCACCAGGAACTCAAGTTGGTGCACGTTTTACTATAGAAACTCTTGGCAAGACTATTACTCAAAATTATACATACCTAGGTCGTACATTTGAACAGCAGAGCCAATACGCCGACATTAGCCTATACGGCAATCTTGTTGAAAAATCCAATGCCAATAATCCAGAACATAGTATTGTTTACGTCAATGAGATTACCAGCAACCCACAGCGACCCGATTATGTAAACATGACGATTGCAGGCTTGGCATTAAAAGCCTCGCGCAATTTTACAGCACTAGATCAGGTGCGCTTTTGGATTAAAAACGGTATCCCCGTCAAACGATTCCATCCTGACCAAGCATCTGGAGTTGAGCCAAGTAATTTGTTCTGCGATCTTGTCTACTACCTATTGACTGATCGTGTTGCTGGTGTTGGCAAACTGTTGAATATGACAGTTGATAGTGCCCCACTAATTAACACCAGCAGTTTTACGAATACAGCTAAGTTTCTCAAAACCAATAGCCTGTTTTTCGATGGGGCGTTAGCGAGCACCGTTAACGTTCGTCAGTTCATCGCCGATACAGCGCCGTTCATGCTATGTAACTTCGCCATCACGGACGGGAAATTTTCGTTGGTGCCTGCACTGCCTACAACGCCCGGCGGCGAAATCAGCACTAACCCTGTTACCATCAAACAATTATTTACAGCCGGTAATATCTTTGAGGATAGTTTTGAGTTGAATTATATTTCCGCCGAGGAACGTAAAGACTTTCAAGCCATGATGCGGTTTCGCCAAGAGCGCGAAAATCAACTGAGCCAAGAGCGTAATATTGTCCTCCGCTGGAACGAATCCGCTAGCACTGACCACCCACTGGAGCAGTTTGACATGACACAGTATTGCACCAGTCAAGCTCATGCTGAATTGGTAGCACGATTCTTTATGTCAATTCGCCGTCAAATAAAACACACAATCCAATTCAAAACAGCTCCTTACGGGATTGACCTAGCTCCTGGCGACTACATCCGCGTCGTGACGGAGGCCAATCCTTATAGTTCAGCTCAAAATGGCAGCATTAGCGCCGCCGGCATTATTACCAGTGCCACCACCTTTACTGATGGTCAGTACACCATCTTGTATTACAAGACGGGCTCCGAGGATGTGGTTCAGGCTGTAATGACTGTAAGTGGCGGCATCGTACAAGAGACGGCAATACGTGGGAGCGTCTTTACCGTTTTAAGCACTGCTACCGCCTCAAGTGTTTATTTGGTGGAGCAACTTACGCTAGACGCAGAGGGTGCGGTGCAAATAACCGCATCAGAATTCCCGTGTGACGACCAGCTTCGCAGCAAGATCGCACTGGATGTGACCACTCCAAGCACTTTTGTTGTTGACTCCTAATGGCTTTCCCTACATTGCAACCAACCGGACGGAATTTTAATCCGGGTGACTTTCCGATCAAATCCTTTCGGTCGCAGTCTGGCGCGGAAACGCGCATCCTATACGGCAGCCAACGCACCAATATGTCGCTGGAACTTAATTACGACAACATTACTGACACCAACGCCAATTTATTTTTGACTCATTTTGACGAAGTACAAGGCACGTTCCAAACTTTTAGTGCCCCATCCGCTGTACGTTCCGGCTGGAGCGGTACTAGCACGGCGCTTGACGTGACTGGCGCAAATGCGTGGCGTTATGCCGAAGCGCCGCAGATTACTGCCATCCGTCCGGGTGTTAGCAGTGTGCGGGTCAAGCTGATCGGAGTTCTCTAAACTGTAACCATGGCTAAGATCTTCACTGGACGCGACGGACGCCTTTTACTTGGCTCCGACACCTTGGTCAAGGTGACCAGTTGGACGCTCCAAGCTGACTTGGAGACACTGGAATCAACCACGCTTGGTGACGCGCAACGCAGTTACGTGCCCGGCGTTCAAAGTTTCAGCGGCAGCGCCAGTCTTTTGTACTACGTTGACACCGATAATACCAACGATGCCAGTACACTGCTTCGCAAATTGGTCAAAACATCCGGTGTTTCCAGCAGCGATACGGTGACCTTGACCTTGCGTCTGATTGGTGACCTAAGCAATAGTGACGTAACATTGACCGCGTATATCACCAGCGCCTCGATTGGTACATCCGTGGGCGAAATTGTGTCCGCGCAAATCAGTTTCCAAGGCACTGGCGCCTTGACTTCCGCAACTCTGTAATGAGCGTTTACCTCGGCGGTTTTGGAATGGTCGAACTTCGACGCAGTTCAGATCTAGCGTCGAAAACTTCTGTCGTCAGTACCGCTGACATTAATACAGCTAGACGGCGTTTTAGTTTTGACTTTGATGCTGGCTTTTTGAATAGTGGCGATGAGATTGAAATCCGCAGTACAAATGGTGCCAACCTTGCCTTTGTAGACGCAAGCGGTTGGCTTGTTAATGCTGTTCAATCTGCCGGCAACTGGTACATCAATGTTGATGAACTACATGGCATCAGGTTGTACGACACTTTCGACAAAGCGATTGAGGGACTGCAATCTCAAGCCATCCCACTAACTTCCATCGCTACAGATATTCCAATTATTGTAACGATCACCAACTTGACACCACGCATTTTGGCGCAATGCACATATTTTGAATTAAACACCACACGAGAAGCTGTAGATACCACAGCACTGGGCGATGAGTTCCGCTCACAGTTTTCTAGTCTAATCAGCGGCAGCGGTAATTTCCGTGCGTTTTGGGAATATCTGCCTGCTTATGCCAAACAGCAAACCGGCGAGTCCGCGCATTATCTTTTGCAACTAGCAGTCCGTACTGAAGTTGGCTCTAAGTTTGCTGCTAAATTTTACCTGAAGGTCGGCGGTGAAGACGGCACCAAAACATCGCTGGACGACGAAATTTGGTATGAAATTGACGGCATCATTACTCAAGCTGGCGTTAATTTTTCGCCCGATAGCGTTGTTGAAATCAGCGCGGACTTCATCACAACAGGTCCAATCCGCCTGCTAGCCAAGACCAGTCCTATTTCCAACACCAAAGTGCTACAAGAGAACACGGACGATATTCGCTTGGAGCAAAACGCCGCCGCATCGCTCCTGCAAGAGCAACTGGACTGATACAGCTAAGCTGTGTGGTAACAGTAACCTGTCGGCTTAGGCGCGATGGCTGACCTTCGGATTAGTGAACTACCCGCGTTAGCTGGTGCCAACCTCGCAGCCGGTGATCTACTGCCGATTGTTGATGTCTCGGCAAGTGAAACCAAGAAGATCACCGTTACTGATCTTGTCGGTAACGCCACCACGCTGATTGCCGACGCCACCATCCCAAGCGCCAAGGTGCTGTTTGGATCTGGCTCGATTGTCGCCGCCTCACTCGGAACAGACGCGGTTACGACCGTCAAGATCCAAAACGATGCGGTTACAGCCGCAAAACTGGCGGACGAATCAACCGTTGACCTCGTTACCAGCCTTCCAGCTAGCGGCGCCTTCATCGGTCAAATCGCAATCGACACCGATGACGGCAACCTTGCCTATGTCTGGAACGGCAGCTCATGGGTGAGCTTCAAAGCTGCTGGTTCCGTCGGTTCTGTTGTCGGTAGCACGGCTGGCACCATCAATATCGTTGTTACCGCTAGCGGCAGTGATGTAACAATCAGCGCAACGCTTGATAACACCGCTAGCGCCGCCCAATTCCTCGCCGGTCCCGCCGCCAACGCAGGCGCCGTTAGCTACCGCACGATCACTGGCGCTGATCTTCCGGCACCTACTACCAGCGCACGAGGCGGCGTCGCCATTAACGGCGAAGGACTCCGCATGGATGGTGCGGTCCTTGAAATTGACAATGATGTAGCTGCTGGTGTCACCTACGGACTGGTGACTTACAGCGCCAAAGGTTTAGTTACTGATGGTCGGGCAATCATCAGTAGCGATCTGCCTGCAGCTACCAGTGCCGCCAAAGGTGCCGTTATTCCAGGCACCGGCTTATCTGTTGATGGCTCGGGCAACTTAAATCACACCAACAGTGCTACACCCGGAACTTATACCAAGGTCACCGTCGATAGCCAAGGTCATATCAGCTCTGGCACAACACTTGCCAGTGCCGATCTGCCTAACCACAGCGCCGTACTGTTGACCAGTGGCACACTTGACATTGCCCGAATTGATACCAATACGATTACTGGCGCCAAACTCGCCAATTATGCAGTCTCCAAAATCGGTGAAACACAGCCAACTGCAGACCATATTGGTCAGTTCTTCTTTAATCCACTATCCCGCGACCTATTCCTCTGGGACGGCAACGTTTTTCAGCCGATTGGTATTTCAGTTGGTGAAATT